TCCCGATGGCGGGCGACTCGCCGGCTACCCTGAAGCAGAAGGCGCAGGCGCGGAAGGTTGCTAAGGAGGCTATCCGTAAGGCCGCTGGCCCAGGGCCCGCTGGCGGCCCGCCGTCTGGCGGCGCCGAAGATCCGCTGGGGATTCGCTAATGCCGTCCTTTGCCGAAGTCCGTCAGAAGTACCCGCAGTACGACGACCTGAGCGACGAGCAGCTCGCGCGGGGGTTGCACCGGAAGTTCTACGCGGACCTTCCGTTTGACGAATTCGCCCGCAAGGTGGGGCTGCGCGGCACGACGACTGCTGCCGACCTGAAGGCGCAGAATCCGGCCGAGTACGATTCCGCGTCGCCTGAGTATCAGGATCGGTACGGGTTAAGCCCTGCCGAGCGGGCAGGCCGGCAAATTGCTTACGGTTCTCGCCGGCTGGCCGAGGGAATCCTGAGCGTGCCTGACTTGGCGGGGAACATCGTGCGCGTCCCGCTGAACGCAATTCTTGAGGCGGTCGGTTCAGAAAAGCGGGCCGGCCCCCTAAGTGACGCCCTGACGGAGTTTGGCGCCCCGACCCCAGAAACGCCCACCGAGCGGGTCATGGGCGATCTTGTCAGTGGCGCGGGCGCTGCAATGGGCAGCATGGGCATGGGGTCTGTTGCGGCGCAGTCCGCAAATCCGGTGGTTTCCCGGGTGGGGACCACGCTGGCGTCCAACCCGGTGTTGCAGACCGTTTCGGGCGCCACCGGCGGCACCAGCGCGGGCGTCACCCGGGAAATGGGTGGCGGCCCTCTGGCGCAGTTCGCCGCTGGCATCGTCGGGGCGGCGCTCCCGCAGGGCATGGCCGCCGCCACGCCAGAACTGACGCGCCGCGCCTTTCGCGGTGGCGAGGCTGGGCGTCAGGCGCTTGAGCAGAACATCGACGATTTTGCCACTGCCGGCACCACGCCAACCGTCGGCCAGGGCACGCAGGGCCGCGTGGCGCAGGGTACGGAAAGCCTCTTGGGCCGCACGCCCGGCGGCGCGGGCCGGATCATTGCCAAGGCCACGGACCAGGCCGACGAGATCGGCGCCGCCGTAGGCAAGCAGGCTGACAGCCTCTCCCCCGGCGCCGGCGCTGACGAAGCCGGTCTTGCCATTGTCAAGGGCATCCGTGGCGAGAAGGCTACGCCCGGGTCCGGCTTTGTGGGCGCCTTCAAGGCACAGCAGGAAAAGCTATACAGCAAGCTCGACCAGTACCTCGGCGGGCAGACGCCCGTGAACGTGTCGAAAACCCGGGCGGCACTCCAAGCCCTGAACGCAGACATTCCGGGCGCGCCTGCCCTGTCGCAGTGGTTCAAGAACTCCCGCATCCAAGGCATCGAGGGGGCATTGGGCGACGACCTCGCGAAGGCGGCCGTGCCGGACTCCCTGCCGTATGAGGCCATCAAGAAGCTGCGGACCTTGGTGGGCAACGAAATGGCTGACGCCGGCCTGCTAAGTGACGTGCCGCGCAGCAAGTGGACGGCTCTTTATAAGGCGCTGTCCGAAGACCTGGAGGCGGCCGCCCGTGGGGCCGGCCCTGATGCCAGCGCGGCGTTTTCCCGGGCCAACAACTACACCCGCGCCGGTATGCGCCGGCTTGAGGTGATTGATTCGGTGATCGACGCGGCGGGCGGCCCGGAGAAGGTGTTCAAGGCCGCCACGTCGGGCACCAAGGAGGGCGCCACTGTTCTCCGGTCGATCATGCAGTCACTACCAGAGGACGGTCGCAAAGCCGTCTCTGCGGCGGTCCTGCGGCGACTGGGGACGGCTAAGGCTGGCGTGCAGAACGCGACCGGCGACGCCTTCAGCCCCGAGACGTTCCTGACGAACTGGAACACCCTTAGCCAGTCCGCAAAGCGGGTGCTTTTCGACCGCTTCGGCAATCAGTTCCGCCAAGACCTCGACACGATTGCGCGGGTGACGGCGAACATCCGGGATGGCGCCAAGGTATTCCGCAACCCCTCAGGGACGGAGCAGGCCGCCGCTCAGGCCGGAACGGTGGGTGGCGCCTTGGTGGCCCTGATTACCGGGCGGCTGGACGTTCTGGCGGGCATCGGGGCCACGGTTGGCGGGGCCAATCTGTCGGCGCGGCTGATGACCAATCCCGATTTTGTGCGTTGGCTTGCCACAGCCAGCAAGTTCCCAGCGGGGGCCTACGGGCAGCAGGTTGCCCAGCTTGCCAACATCGCGGCGCGCACCGAGGACGCTGACTTGGCCGAGGCGGCGCGCCTGCTAGCCGAACAGCAGGAAGCCCCAGAGGGCCAGCAGCAGCAGCGGGGCCAGCAGTAACAGCAGGCCAAAGACGGAGAACTTGAAGTCCTCCCAAGCAGAAAACTGCTTCATTTCCAGCCTCTTGGCCCGCCTAGTGCGGGCTTTTTTATGGGTGATTCGCCTTATGTCTAGTCTGTTCGCGCCCCCACGCACCCGGGAGTTTACGGCTTCTGGCGCCCCGCAGGGGGGTGCGAAGCTGTGGTTTTACCTAGCGGGGACGACGACCCCGACGACGGTCTATCAGGACCCGGACCGGACGATTGCGCACAGCAACCCCGTGATTGCGGACGTGGGCGGCCTGTTCCCGACGATCTGGCTGGACCCGCAGGTGACCTACCGGGTGGTGATGACGACCACCCTCAACGCGACGCTGTGGGAAGTCCCCGAGTATGCCGGCAGCACCCTGACTGGCGACCTCGTGGGCCGCGCCATCTGGCCGCAGTCGGCCCTGGAAGCAGGCGCGTCGGTGGTGCCGACAAACTATATGTTCCCGCCCGGCGACGTGCGGCGGTACGGGGCGGACACGACGGGCGTGGCGGACAGTTCGTCCGCCCTCAATGCCCCGCTCAGTGCGGGCATCCCCGCCTACATTCCCAGGGGGGTTTTCAAGCACGCGAGTCCGCTTCAGATCCGCACCGGCTCGGTGATCTACGGCGAGGGGCCGTCGGCCACCACGGTGATTTACTCCGGCGCCGGCAACGCCATCGCCAATACCACGCCCGGTACCCGCATTTATGACGTGCTGATCGAAAATCTGACCCTGCGCGCCACGGGGGGTGGGGTTTATGGCCTGTCTCTCGATAGCGTCTCGACAAGCATTTTCAACAACCTGCTGATCGAGAGCTTTGCCACGGGCGTCCGGTGTTACTCCCCGGTGTCCGGGTACTCGGTCTACAACCGCTTTTACGGCGTGACGACCAACGGTTGCACGACGGGGTTCCTCCTCGACGGCACGTCAAGCAACGCGCACACGTTCTACTCGTGCCGTTTCAACGGCGCGACCAAGACGGGCACCGTGGGGTGGCGGATCGCGGACAGCAACGGCAACCAGATCATCGCGTGTCATACCGACGTAGCCGGTAAGGCCGTGCAGTTGTCGGCAAATGCCGCCGGCCTGACCGACGGCAACGTGATCTGGGCCAACCGCATCGAGGACGTGACGACCGCCTTTGACGTGGGTGCCGACGTTCGCCACACGCACATCGGCGCCAACTATTACGTCCTCGCCACCGCCGTGCTGGCCGACGCTGGCACAAACACGATGGTGTACGACCCCTACTACGTCACGCCGGGCATCAAGGCGGCGTTTGTCACGGCGTCGTCTGCGAACGGGCATATCCGCTACGTTCGCGACGTGGAGGGCGGCTCGTCCCTGCCGTTCGTGGTTCTCCGCGACTCGGTGACCGGCTCGGGAACGCCCGTCACCCTGCAACTGGAGACGGAACGCAGTTCCGGCTCGTTCCTCAAGGGCAGGCGCGGTGGCGCGGACTATTTCGACGCCCGCGCTGACGGCTCCCTGGCGATCCGCGACGGGATCACCGCGCCTTCCGCCGTGGCAAACATGGCGATCATTTATGTGGACACCGCCGACGGCGATCTCAAGGTGAGATTCGGCGACGGCACCATCAAAACCATCGTAACCGATACCTAACGGGTGACCTATGGCAGATCCTAGAGCCTATCTGTGGGGCGCCACTGGCGGCCGCACGGTGACCAAGAGCGACAGCACCGACCTGACGGGCTGTCGCGCCCTGTTTGTTGGGACTGGCGGCAACCTGTCGCTGCGGTTCCTCGATACCCCGAGTGACACGGTGATCCTGCTGAACGTGCCCAGCGGCACCCTGCTGCCGTTGCAGGTGACGCGGGTCATGGCGGCGACCACCGCTGCCGACATCGTGGCGCTGTACTGAAATGCCCGCGTTGATCCCCACGCTGCTGGCGTCGGCGGCGCTGGAATACACCAGCCCGGCCACGCTCAACCTCGACAGCGACTGGCTGCCGGTTGGGTCGGCGGCGAACGCCAACAAGATCGCGAAGATGCGCCCGCGCCTGCTCCAGCGGGCGCTGGCGCGTCCGTGGACGCCGGTCAACTACAGCACTAACCAGGTGCTTACGGACGCCGACGCGGGCAAGGAGATCAAGTCCACCAACCAGTCCGCTAACATCTGGTACACCCTGCCGACGGGCGGCGGGACGGACCTGCCGTTCCTGTTCCACTGCGATTCCGACACCTACACGCTGACGCTGACGCCGAACGGCTCCGAGCGCATCGGCTATGGGCTCGCCACCAAGGCGCTGACGATCCTTGCGCGGGGCAAGGTTGGGCTGCGGTGGGAGACGGATCGGTGGGAAATCGTGCTTGACGCCGCCATCTACGAGATCACCCCATGACCGAGCTAAACAAGCTGGCCGCGCTTATCAAGCCGAAGCTCAACGCCGACAGCGTCTATGACGTGACGGACGAGGGCGCGGTTGCCGACAACAGCACGAACAACCTGACGGCCTTCCAGACGACGGCAGCGAAGGTGACGAGCCGGGCGGGGACGATCTTGATCCCGACGCCCACCGGAACGTCCGCGACCGAGCCCAGCCTGAAACTGTACCGGGTGGCCAACGGCCGGTGGCTTGAGGACAGCATCGGGACCGCTGCCGACGAGATCCCCGGCGGCACCACGGATTTGCGCTTCCGAATCGGGCTTGAGTCCGGCCCGCTGATCGTCCCGCACGGGCACCGCATTGTCGGGCAGGGCGGGTATCCCCGCGACACCACGTCGCCGGTAGGGTCCGAGATTTGGGCGCTGGCGTCCATGACGCGGCGGCTGGAAGTCACGTCCCTGACCGGCAACGGCGCGACGGTGACGGTGGAGGCCAAGGCCCACGGCCTGACGACGGGGAACTCCGTCACGGTGGCCAGTGGCGGTGTGTATAACGGCACCTTCACCGTGACCGTCACCGATTGGGACACGTTTACCTATTCGTCGGCGGCCACCGGCACGGCGCCCAGCGGGTTCGCGGTCACCACGGCCACCAGCCCCCGCGTGGTGCAGTTGCTGCCCACGACCAACACGGTTGGCGGCGACAGTTCGCGACTTGAGCGGGTCACGGTCAACGGCCGGAATGTTACCGGCGTCATCGGGGTGTGGTCTGACTCCATCCAGGAGAACAGCGGCCTTTATGACTTCGCCATTGTCGGCTGCTTCCACGGCATCGTCACTCAGGCCGCCGTCGGCTACACGCCGGCCAATTTCAGCATTGAGCGCGGGCACATTGTCCTGTCCTCGACGGCCGGGAATCAGGGCGACGGCGTGCAGATCTACGCCGGCAAGGCGTCGCTCACCAAGCTGACGACGATCTGTCGGGCGACCGTCCAGACGGGCGACTCGGGCTTCGTGCTGCGCGGCTCCGAACTGCTGGCGAAGAACCTGCACTTCGAGGGCTTCGACTACGGCGTGACCATCGGCGGCCCGGATACCGGCGTGGGTGGCGACACGGGGACGTGGGACTACAACATCACCGTGGACAACCTGCACGGGTTCAACTCAACGACCCAGCAGGGGCTGATCTCGGCCGCGCGGATTCGCAACGATTCCACCAGCGTCCTGAATGTCTCGCTGACCGACGTAACGATCAACACGCACAACGTCGGCGCTCCGTGGGTGGCGGCAACGGCATACAGCCTCGGCGACCGCCGGTCGATCTCCACGTCCACCACCGTGCAGCTTGAGTGCACGACGGCGGGGACGAGCCACGCCGCGACCGAGCCTGTCGCCGGCGCCGTGGGGGCTACCGTCTCGGACGGCACCGTGACGTGGACGTACCGGCACCTGTGCGCGCTGGTGATCGACGAGGTTAACGGCATCAACATCCCGTCGAGCAGTTCGGCCAGCCACCGCCAACTGGCCTACTACCGCTTCGGCGGGACGATGGGCGTGAATGCGGGTAGCTCGACCAAGCGGCCGGTCTACACGTCCTATTACGACAACATCTGTCCCGGTGGGGCCGTCAAGGCGCTGGCCTCGGCCAATGCCCTTGACCGGACGTTCACGGGTGGCGCGCTCGCGCAGGTGTTGCAGATCAACGGCAACACGACCATTCAGACCATCGGCAGCCCGTTCCCGGGTGCTGTGGTCTACCTCGACATCCAGTCGGGGGCGCCGACGATTGACCACCAGTCCGTGTCTGGGACGGCCGCCGAGCGGATCATCACCGGCACGGGCGCGGACATCGCGACTGCCTCGGGTCGGTATCGGGCCATCTACGGCGACGCGCGCGGCGCTGCGGATCGCTGGTATCTGGAAGCCGTCTAGTGACCCTCCGCGCAACCCCCAATCAGGGCGTCCGGGCCCTTCCCGAGACGTTCACCGAGCCGACGCAGGTGACGGGCCTCGCGGCCACGGTCCTGTCCGAAACCTCGGTGTCGCTGTCGTGGTCGGCCTCGACGCCGACGGACAGCACGACCATTGCCGGATACCGCGTGTACCTCAACGGGGCCGCGTGGGGCGACGTTTCGGGGCTTACCGCCACCCTGACCGACCTGACTGCCGGGACCGCCTACACGGCCGCTGTGGCGGCCTATACGACGGCGGCAGTGGAGTCGGACCTGTCCAACTCGGTGGGGTTCACGACCAACGCCGAGCCTGAAATCAAGCTGGAACTCGGGACGGTCACTTACGAGTCGGCCGCCATGACCTGGAACGCCGTGGCGGGCCGGACCTACCGGGTCTACCGGGTGCGGAATGACGGCGTGACGGTGACCACGGTGGAGGCGAGCGGGTCGCACACCGCCACGCCGCTGCTGGCAAACACGCCGTACACGTTCTCCGTCGCGGAAATCGTCGGCGGGGTGGAAGCCCGCGCTTCAAACGAGGTGCTGACCACCACCCCCGTGGCCCCGACACCGGACCCTGACCCGACCCCCGGGGATACCACCGCCCCGACGAACCCGAGCATTTTTGCCGTGCCGGTCACCACGGCCGGCACTTACACGGTCTACATCACCGTCCTGTCGTCCTTTGACGCGGGCGGCATCGACCGCTATTCGATCAACCTGAACGACCAGTTCAACCGCACGCTGGTCCCCGATGATTTCTTTTCGGACGCCGCCGTGTTCCAGCTTGGGGCCGGCGACGGCCTGAGCGAAGGAACCGAGTACGTCATCACCGTCACGGCGGTTGACCTCGCGGGGAATGCCTCCGAGACGGTCGGCGCGACGTTCACCACCCCGACGCTGACCCCCGCCTATGCGGTGGCGACGCTGGGCGATGCCTCACCCGCGTCCATCGCCGGGATCAACAACGCGACCACCGGCAGCGTGACGATGGTTGCCGGCGGGGGTGGGATTGGTGGCGCGGCGGATTCCGGCGGGTTTGCCTATGCCCAGGCCCCGGGCGAAACCGATTTCCAGATCACGGCCCGCGTCGCGAGCCTGACCGGCGGCAATCCGCACGGCGGCGTGGCGATTCGGGAGACGCTGGCGGCGGGTTCCGTCATGGCGGCCATTACCGTGGCGGCCGATGGCGTGGCGTTTCGCCGGAGGCTGACGGAGAACGCCGCAGCGACCGGATCGTCCGCCGCTGGCTCCATCCCCCTGTGGGTGCGCCTGACGTACCAGACGGGGCTGGTGACGGCCTACACGTCGGCCAACGGCTCGACCTGGATCAACATCGGCTCGCAGGCCATGACGTTCAACGGCCGCCCGTTCGTGGGCGTCGTGGCGTCCTCGCGGGCGAACGGGACGGCGACCACGGCCGCTTTCGACAACTTCGCCAGCGTACTAACGCCGCCCGATACCACCGCCCCCTCGGTGCCGACCCTGAGCGCGACGACCACGGGGACTGGCTCTATCCGCCTCGACTGGACGGCCTCGACGGACACCGAGTCCGGGGTGCGGGAATACCTGCTGACCCGGAACACCGTTCCCATTGCCACGCGCCCGTTCGGGGTGACGACGTACACCGACACCGGACTCACCGCAGGAACGGCCTACACCTACGGCATTCAGGCTGTGGACAACGCCGGCAACGTGAGCGCCGAGGACACCGAGATCGCGACGACCACGGCCGTTGCCTCTGACCTCGGGACGTGGCTGCCGATCCCCGAAATCACCGTCAACGCGGGTTTCACGGGGAACGTCGATACCGACCTCGCCCCGTACTACCAGCCGCCGTCGGGTCAGAAGCTCGACAGCCTCGCGATCAGCAGCACCAACGAGGCGGGCGGGTCGGTCACCGCGTCCTATCCCTCGGGCGTCACGGGCTCCATCGTCAGCAACACCACGCTGCGGCTGGCGTGTACGTCGGCCTCGGCGGGCTCGGTGTCCAACCTGCACGTCGTCCCGACGATCTCGGCCATTTCGTCGTCGGGCGGGCCGGGGGATACGGAAACCGACTGGGCCACGCGCATTGGCGGGTCGGGGGTGTTCTACAGCAACAACTTCTCGCAGTACACGTCCGACGCGCAGTTCATTGACCAGCACGTTGACACCGCTGGCGGGCAGGACACGAACACCCCGCAGTCCTACGGGTTCTTTCTCCGCGACGCCACCAGCGGTCACCCGGTCGTCTCGGGCGGCAAGTTCATCGAGATCGAGACGTACAGCAACAACGGGTTCAACGGCGGCACCTGCGTGTTCTTCTGCAAGGGCGGGGCGCGTTTCAACAACTTCTATATGCAGGTTCACATCTCGCTGAACCGTGCCGCGTTCGCGTGGGAGTCGGCTGGCACGAACGGCCAGTGCAAGTACATCCTGCTCGGCGGTTATGGCAGCGGGCAGGTTGCCATGCATATGCCCCGGCAGCAGGGATTCCCAGGGCTGTTCATCAACGGCAGCACGGGTGTCGAACGGGTTACTGGGCTGGATCGCTACTTCCAGACCGGCATCGACGCCGGGGGCGGCACGCCGTCCACGGTCATTCAGGGCATCCAGCGGTTCGGGAACTCGCGGCTGATTTCCGAAGGTTCGTCGCCGCTACAGAACTACAGCTACGTCCCAAACAACGCGGCGGCCAACTACCTCGACGCGCGCGGGTTCCCGTTCCCCAACGCCGACGCATTGGCCTCGGGCGCCGTACCGTTTGAGCAGGACGACTGGCTAGTGGTCGAGATGTATTACCGGCAAGTCCCTGGCGGCGCGGGCGAGTTCCGTATGTGGGCGGCGCCGCGCGGGACTGCCCCCAAGTACATCTGCGGCAATCGCGCGGTGTCGTTCGGGTCGCTGTCAGCCTCTACCCTTGGCACCAGCGGCGAGAATGCCGGCGGCCCGACGTGGATCAAGCTCACGAACTACGACACCCCGCGCATCTCCGAAACCGGCTATCGCCCGACGCTGCGTACCCGCTTTGCGGAGTTGATCGTGTCGGATAACTGGATTCCCTTCCCCGGCCACCTCGCAGGGACGGAACCGTAATGCCCACCGGAAAGGTTTCCCCCGCGATCAACGCCCGGGTCGTCCCCGTGGTGTCGGTGTCCACGACCCTGCCCGCGTGGGCGGCTGCAATCAGCCCCGGGCGTTGGGAGGCGGCGTCTACGAATACGTTCATGAGCGTGGATTCCAACCTCGCGGGCGCCGACTTCGACGAGATCATGCGGAACTACAACGGTGCCGCAGCGGTTCCGGCGGGGTCTACTGCGTACCCCACGGGCGCCATGCTGTTCTGGGGCGGCGGGCACAGCGATCAGGGCTTTGACTCGTCGGTGGTCGCGCTTGACCTCGGTACGCGGCTGTATACGCGCATCGAGGGGCCGGGCGTCGGCCCATTCACCAACGGCCCGGTTGGAACCTACCCGAACGGCGTTTTTGCTGACGGCGTTCCGGTGCCGACTCACACCTACTGTTACCCCGCTTTTGATCCGGTGTCCGAAAGCTTCGTGATCCCCCGGGGTGGGTCAGCGTATGGGCAGGACTACAACACCCGCGTCTCACGCATTGGCGTCTGCCACGTCTACAACCTCGCCGCGAGCGCGTGGCGGGTGGGGCCGCCGAACCGTTCCAACGACACGTTCTACGCGGCCGGCGGGTGGTCGGTGTGGGATACGCGCCGGAACTGCATCTGGACGCGGCCCTGCAACTCGTCGATCAGCCCGACGGTGCTGGTGAAGTACGAGGGCTTAGGGTCTGCCTCGGGCGGGATCTACGGCACCCTGACCAACTATTCCTACGCGGACAGCGGCTACAACGAGGCCGACGCCGCCTTTGTCCCTGGGGCTGCGGGCGACGGGTCCGAGGATCTGATCGTTTACACGAAGTTTGAGGGCACGACGAAGATCCTTCGGGCCGTGCCGTTCAACGGCGCCAACGTCCCCCAGTCGCGCATAACGCTGACGATGGGCGGCACGCCCCCGGGTGTGCTGCGGAAAGACGGCGCCCTGATGTGGTCAGCCCGCCGCAACTCGCTGATCTACTACGATTCGTTTCAGCCGGTTCTCTCGGGATGGCCGGCGCTGTCCGGTCCTGCGCTCGTGTACGAACTGCGAGCCCCGACGAACCGGGTAACGGGGACGTGGACGTGGAACCTGCTTACGGATCAGGCGGGCACGACGTTCCCGCAGGTCGATACCGGAACCGGCGGGTTCTACAGCAAGGCGCGGATCATCAAATACGACGACGGCGAAATCATGGTGGCGGCGGTGCGGCCGTTTGATCCCGCCTATGCGTTCAGGATTCCGTGATGGATACCTACTTCCGCAATCTCTACCTGTGGGCCTCGGGCTGGTTCTGGTTCGACCGCCTGACCTGGAAACCCGGCTGGTCGAACGGCCCGAAGTGGTGGGCGCTGTACCTGCTCGACCACGGGGCTTGCGTGCTGTTTCTCGGCGGGGCTGTGGAAACGATTTCCAGCTACGCGCAGCGGCACCGCTCGGGGACGGTGTGGGACAAGCTTTTGGACGTGATCGAGAAGGTTGACCCCGGCCACGGGGTTGACGCCGAAGGGACGCTGTGGGGATCTGAGGAATCGCCCCTGTGGGTGCGGGTGGCTGTGCCGATTGGGTGGGTGGTGCTATGCACGTCGGTCTGGGTCTGAACCTCGGCGTTGGCCTTGGGGTGGGGCGGGCGGGGCCTGCCTACGCCTACAACTACGTCGTCTTTGACGGCGGGGACCAGCTCGACAACGCGACGAACCTTGGCCTTGCGGCGACGTTCGACACGTTCACGGCGGCGGTGGCGTTTCGCACGAACGACCTGACCAACCAGCAGGTTTTGATGGGCTTTGTCAGCACCGCCGGCCTGCCGCTGATCTCCATAAGCGCTGGCACGGGTGCGGTCACGCTCAACGCCCCGACGAACTTTTCCAACGCGGGGTTCGTGGGCGCGACGATCAGCGGTAGCAACCTGTCCGCCAACACCGATTATGTGATCCACGTCGCCGCCGACCGCACGACGCAGACGGTGCGGTGCTGGGTCAATGCCGAGGAACGCACGGTGACCGTTTCGTGGCTTGGCGGCGGCGCCACGACGGCCATGCCACGCCCGACCGCGTGGAGCATCGGTGGCTCGACCTCCGGCACCCTGCGCCTTGTCGGCCGCATGGGCCTCGCGTGGTTCGACGTGGGCCAATACATCACCGACCCGACGAAGTTTTACCCCGCCCGCGCCCTCGGGGCGAACATGGAGAACCCCGGCGCCCGCCCCGCCATCGGCTTTGGCGACGCGCAGACGGCGACGAACTGGAACGCCGGCACGAACCTCGGTGACGGCACCGGCACTTGGACGATGACGGGCGGGGTCTAGCGTGGCCGTGGTTGACGCATCCCCCCTCGCGGACAAGGCCGTGGTGATCTACAACACCGACGTGGCCGCGTCGGGGACGTTTACCGACTGGTATCTCGCCAAGCGGGGGATTCCGTCGGCCAACAAGATCGGGTTTGCCATGGGCACCGATCCGTACCTGTGGGCCTACGATGCGTCGCGCTTCGCGAACTTCTACACGCCGCTATACGAAAAGGTCATGACGGTCGGGGCGCGGGCGGTCATCACCGCTGCGGGGTGCCCCAACTACATCGCGTGCAAGACCGTCAACGATTTCAACGACGGCATCACGCCGCTGGCGAATACCGCTGGACTGGTCAAGCGCATCTATGCCACGGGGGCGCAGCCTCGGGTCGATGCCGGCGACGATGACGCTGAGGACTTCATCACGCCCCGCGACGGCAGCGTGGCTCCGGGGGTGACGGGGAACAGCCTGCGCGAAGAAATCACTGTCCGAGCGGCAGGCTACTACCAGACCGTCCAGTCGGCGGCCTACAACTCGGCGTATACCGCTGGGGGGCTGACCTACGAGGACGGGAAGAACCTCTATGAGCCCACCAGCGCCCTGCGACGGGATTACAGCAAGCTCACGGACCTGCCCTGTGGGGTTGCCGGCTGGATGATCCAGTACGGCGCCACGGGCTCGTCTCATTCGGGCACCCTGCTGACCGACAGTCAGGCCGTGGTCAACCGGCTACAGGGCAAGACGCAGACGTTGGCCGAGGCCCAGGGACGCCGGGTGCTGGTCTGCATCGGCAACACCACGGCGAACAGCAGCCTTGGCCCTGCCGCGCGGTCGGCCATCATCGTCAAGGAATTGCAGGACGCGGGCTTTACCGACGTTCAGTATTTCTACGCCAACAGCGACACTGACACGGCAGCAAACCAGCTTGCCGACCCCGGTGACGCCGCGTTTACCCTCGCGGAAATCGACGCCGGCAGCGTCACGCGGACGAACGTGTGGCTGGTGGTCGGCTACGGGATGCCGGCAAACCGCTGGAACCCCGCCAGTTCCCCGACGTGGCGGCCTTCGTCAGTCCCCTACATCACGCCCGCGAGTGACGGCCTGATCATCGCCGGCCTCAGCGACCACCAGCACTGGTCCCGCTACTGGATGGCCGACGGCGGCGCCGGTGGTTTCGGCCGCCTCTCACACCCGAACGTCTTTACCGGCACCTACCACTGGGAGCGCGTCCGGTCGATGCTCAGGGGCGAAACGCTGTGCGAGATGGACTACTGGCAGAAATCCGCCTTCGACTTCGTGGCGATTGGTGACCCGCTCCACAACCCGATCCGAGTCTGAGCATGAACGACCCGATCCACGTCACTTGGGAGACCGTCGCCTCCACGCTGGCCCTCGGCGTCACGACGCTGGCCGGCTTCCTGTGGGCCGGGCAGGCGGCGCGAGTCACAAAGCTGGAAGAGCGCGCCGACAAGCACGACCGCGAGGATCACGAGAAGCTCCGCGAGCTGCTCGACGATCACTCCAAGGAGTCGCGGAAGCAGATCGAGCAGCTCCGCGCTGACGTGCGCGAGGACGTGCGCACGTTGCACGACAAGCTAGACCGCATGGCCGAGCGCCGGCCGTGACGACCTGGCGCTCGACCGAGTTCTGGCAATCGGCCTTCGTGCAGGTGACAGGCGCCGTCGGGCTGTTCACGCACATCGTTGACGCGGGCACCTATGTAGCCCTCTCGACCATTGCCCTCGGGATCTATGCCGGTGCGCGCACCGTGCAGAAAGCTACTTCCCCTCAACCACAGTAAGGAGACGACCATGAACGGTGGCGTTGGTATCGGCGGCGGTTGGTGCTAGGCGGGCCGTGATGTGGACTGCAATTCTGGAGTTTGCCCGTATTCGAGTGCCTGTGTGGGCCGCCTCCGCTGTTTCGCTTGCGCTGTGCGCGGGTGCCGTTCAGGTCGAGAATTGGCGGCTTACATCCGCGTTTGGTCAAGAGCGCGCCGAGTGGAAGGACACGCTGGCGAACGGCTGGAAGAACGCGCTGGACGTTTACGAGCGCCAGCGGAAGGACGGCGACCAGGCGGTGGCGGCGGCCGAGAAAGAACGTGACCGGCTACAGAAGGAACTGGGCCAGTGGAAATCTGCTTTCAAGAAGGCGAAGGAATCCGACCCCGACTGCGCCGCGCAGGCTGCACAGCCGCTGCGCTGTCCTGTCTAACGGTACTCGCCGGCTGTACCTGCGCCCCTGCCGGGCCGGCTGAGCCAGTTCGGACGGTTGTTCCGATCTCCCTCACGGCGGGGTGCTACTACGATCCGTCCCTTGAGACGGTGGGCGACCTGTACGAAGCGGTCGCGGAGGCGCGCGTGGTCATCGCGGAGTGCGACGCGCGGCTGTCCGAAATCCGAACCCTCACGGCGCCGAAGTAACGCATGGCGGGAAAACCGGCCTACCACTTCACCCCCGACGCGCTCTTGACGGCGCTGCGCGATGCCGGCGGCGTCAAGCTGTACGCGGCCCGGGCGCTTGGCTGCACCGAGATGACGTTCTCCCGCCACCTTCGGGCGGCCTTCCCCGAGGGCGTGCCGGGCGCCCTGCACGTCAACCCCCCGCCGGGGCACGTCGTTTCTGGCGTGTCCACGCTGGTCAAGACCCCCGACGGCGGGCTGCAATGGGTCAAGACCCGCGTTCCCGTCGATGCCGCCGCCGTCATCGACGCGCTGCGGAAGTCCATGGGCAAGCTGCCGACCGTCCCCCGCATTGTCGCCCCCAAGAAAGGCCCCGCCGACCTTCTGGCCGTCTACTGCATGGGCGACCCCCATGTGGGGATGTACGCGTGGGGCGAGGAGGCGGGCGACGACTTCGACCTAGAGATAGCCGAGCGGATCATGCTCGGGGCGGCCGCCGGTCTGGTAGAAGCCATGCCGCCCGCGAAGGAAGCCTTGATCGTCAACCTCGGCGACTTCTTCCACGCCGACACGCTGGACGCCATCACCCTGCGTTCAAAGAATCACTTGGACGTGGACACCCGCTGGAACAAGGTTCTGCGGGTGGGCGTCCGCATCATGCGCCAGATCATCGAGACGGCGCTGACCCGGCACCAGTCCGTGCGGGTCATAAACGAGATAGGGAACCACGACGAACACACGTCGCAAATGCTGACGGTGGCGCTGTCGATGGCCTACGAGAAAAACCCCCGCGTGAACTTCGACGAGTCGCCCGCGAAGTTCCACTATCACCGCTTCGGCCGGTGCCTGATCGGGGTCACGCACGGTGACTTCGTGAAGCCCGAAGCCTTGGGCGGGATCATGTCCGCCGACCGCGCGCAGGACTGGGGCGAGACGGCGCACCGCTACTGGTACACCGGCCACGTCCATCATAAACGGCTGTATGAGCTTCCCGGCTGTACGGTCGAATCCTTCCGCACCCTTGCGGCCAAGGACGCCTGGCACGCGGCCAGCGGCTACCGCAGCGGCCGGGATATGCAGGGCATCGTCCTGCACCGCGACGCCGGCGAGGTTGAGCGGCACACCATCAACGCCGTGTCGGCATTGGCGAGGTCGGCGGCGTGATCTACGAGGGCCGCCCCTACGACGAGCTTGTGGCCCTGCTGTACCAGCGGGACGGCGAGATCGACGTGTGGCGGCAGCGGTGGAAAGAGGAACAGCAGGCCCGAATCAACGCGGAGGCGAACCAGTGTCACTGCCCCAAGTCGCCCTAGTCGTCTGGCACGACCACCACTGTAGTGACCAGCCCATCACGCGGGAGGACGCGGCCAAGCTCAGGCCCATGAAGCGCATGGCGGTGGGGTGGGTGATGGCGAACACGGACGCCGGCATCACGCTGGCGATGGACATTGGCGCCGAGTACCCCGACGAGGGCGACCCGCACCTGTTCCTGGCGCGGGACATGGTGGAGGAAGTGCTGCCCCTGCACGCGGGGCCGGTGCTGGGGGACGAGGATTGAGCTTCCGCCTGTCCCGCCGATCCCTCGACCGCCTACAGGGCGTCCACCCCGACCTCGTGCGCGTGGTGCAGCGCGCCATTCGGATTACCCCCATCGACTTCGTGGTGCTGGAGGGGCTCAGGACCGAGGCCCGCCAGCGGGAACTGGTGGCGGCAGGGGCCAGCCGGACCATGCGCTCGCGGCACCTGACCGGCCACGCCGTCGATATCGCCCCGTGGGTGGGGACCGTCCGGTGGGACTGGCCGCTGTTCGATCAGCTAGCCCCTGCGATCAAGCAGGCTGCGAGCGAGGAGGGCGTGCCGGTGACCTGGGGTGGTGACTGGCGGACCTTTAAAGACGGTCCGCATTGGGAGCTTCCAAGGTCGAAGTACCCGTCTAACCCCTAGCTTCGCGCCAGCCGCAATACGAGGCCCGTAGGGGCGCGGCTGTTCCTGAGTGACGATCACGGCCGCGAGAACACGAAGAAGACCACCGAGAGAGCAAACCAAGCCAACGATACCGGGTCGGGCGTAGTCGCCATCGCACAGGCCATGGCGCCCCACGCCGCCACGTCGTTCTGGCTAGCTGGCTTCACGGCCGCAGCGCCCGCGCCGCGCAGTCGCGGACGGCTTCGCCGGGGTCCTGCCCGATGGCGAAGACCGGCCTGTCGAGAGTCGAGAGGTCCGCCATCTCGCAGATCCAGTATTCCTCGCGGCCGTCCTCGGGGTTGAGGGTCAGCACAGGCAGGTGATCGTGGTCGCGGAGCCAGTTGAGAATCCTCACCATCTGCGCGGGCTCGGCGAGGTAGGCGGGGAGGTCGGCGTCGAGAGCAACGATGCCGCTCCTTCCTACGCCGAGGGCTTCTCGCCAGAAACCGCCGGCTTCGCATTCGCACACCATCCCGATCTCGGTGGCGACCCTGGCGTAATCGTCTGCGGTCAGGTCACTCACGGCGCGGATCCTTCTTTCCAGCCTTGCGGAACAGCTCGGCCCGCCACTCGTCGGCCATCTCGGCCAGCGTCTCGACGGGTAGATCGCGGACGTGGATTCCGGCCTCAAAGCGCACGCCGTCCTCGCGACGACCTGGCGGCGACTCGGGCACGGCGAAGTTCGGCGCCATCCAAGGGCGCAGTTTCAGCTTGATCTCACTCACGGCGCAGGGCCTCCGCTCGGGTGGTGGCGTATCGACTACGGTTCATCCGGTCGCGGCACGCGCGGCATTTCCTGTGCCCAGTGCTGGGGCGGATAATGGTGTTGTCCGGCGTGAACTCATGCCCGTGCTTGCAATGAGTGCGGTAAGCGTTCCCTTTTGGGTTTGCGCGACCTTTCTTCACCGCGTCCCTAATGTTGTCACTCATGGTCCCGGGCCAGATATGTTGCGGGTTGACGCAGCGCGGGTTGTCGCACGTGTGGCAAGCCATCATTCCGCTTGGGAATGAGCGGCCATTAGAAATTTCCCATGCCACTTGACTAGCCGGCCTATGCCGTCCGCCCGCCCATATCATGCCGTATGGCCGTGCGCTTCCCTTGGTTGTGCCCATCCACAACCAGCACGTCGTTTCTGGCGGCTTGCTAACTTTTTCTAGGAAGCGTGTTTTTAGGTCGCGCCTGTCCATCTCACGTCTCCTGTGGTGGCAGCGCCTCGGCCCGGGGTGAGCGAGCCGAGGCGCCGGCTGTTACACGCGGTTCTCGTCCAGCTTGTGATCGCCGCACCAGTCGCGGCCGAACACGGCGGGGAAGCCGCTCATCGTCGGCGCGTGCCGGCGGCAGCGGCCAAGTTCGTTGCCCGCCGTCCGCAGCACTTCGGCCGGCTTCGTCACGAACCACATACAGGTGGCGCACCTCATCCGGGCGCCGCGATGCGCCCACGGATCGTCGGTCATCGGGGTCGCGTGGGACCCCGGCGGCGGGCCGGGGAATTCGGGGCGGTCACGGTCATGCATCGTCACGTCTCCTTGGTGGTGGTAGGGGAAGGGAGCGCCTCGGCGGCGGCGAGGATGGCGGTGGCTTCGTCGATGGCATACGCGGACACGACCCGATGCCAGCTTTCGACTGCGAGAATGTTGGTGCCGTACTTCCACTCCAGCACAACGACGTGAACCTCGGGGCCGTCAATCGTGATTTCGTAGGTGTACGGCTCCGCCCGCAGCACCTTGGCCGCGATCCGCAGCGGCTGTGCGCCTGCGAGAAGGTGGGCGCGGAGGGTTTCGCGGGTCTTGTAGCAGTCGGCCTCTGGGTCGTAAAAGACAGCGGAGGAGACTCCGGGGACAGCAAGCTCCATCCCGATCCGCCGAGCGATCTCGTCCAGGGTCACGACACACCCCACTTCGCCAGCAGGGCGATCCGCTCGTCCTCATCCGCCATCGTCGTCCCGAGCGTCGGGCGCACCCGCGCCAGCAGCCGCAGGACCGCGATGAAGTCGGGGACGGCGTTGCGGGAGGCGGCGATCAGCAACGAATTGGCTGTCTGAATGGAGGTCATGTCCCGCAGCGTGGTGCTGTAGCTGCCGCACGCCGCCACGACGTAGTCGTCCGGCTCCGGCCCGATGACAGACAACGACGCGATCTTGTGCTGTTCCCACGGCCCCGGCGTCGCCTCGCGGTGCAGCCGTTCCAGTTCGTCAATCGTCATAATCCTTCTCCTACGCCCCACGCAGACGGCCGGGCCAGCCGGGGGAGAGTGCGCTGCGCTCGCGGGGGATCACCAGGGAACGTCCGAATCGTCCGGCTCGGGCTTCGGGGCGGGCTTCGCGGGCTTGTCGCGCGGCGGGTCGAAAGCGAGGCTGAAAAACTTCCCGCTCTTGCCTTCCTTGACCCACGCGGAAATCCGCATATCCACCCCGTTGACCCGACACTTGCCGGTGTGGGTCGGCGCCTTCGGGTTGTCGCTCTCGTTGCGGAACAGGCTTCCGCTGTTGTCACGCTGCTCGTAGCTCATGCCGCTTCCTTCCGGGCCTTGCCCATGTAGAGGGTGATCGCCTTGTGTAGTTTGTCCTTCTTGAGCAGGCTCCAAGTGAGGCCCATGACGGTCTCATCCTCCTTGATTTCCTGCCCAAGCTGGGCAATCCGCTGCGCCTTCTCATCCTCGCCAATGTCGGCGTCCAGCGCATCGCGAAACGCCTTGGCGAACTCGGCTGCATACTTGTGCTGCTGCGGCGTGCCGGTCTGGCCGTTGTCGAGGGGGTCGATGCGGGTGGGCGACACGCTGGTCCGGCCCTGCGCCGCCTCGGCGTCGTCGTCCACCTGGGCCAGCCCGACGATGGCCGCCAGCGCGTAGCGCCGAGCGTAGGTGACCCCCGAGCCCATAGCCTGCGGGCCGTCGTCCTTCGTCTTGACGGGCATCCAGCCGCGCACCCACTGGCCCGACGAATGGGCGAGGGTGGTGGCGACGTACAGGTGCCCGTCGCGCTCTGTCGTGGTCTGGATGACGGCCAGCCCGTTGTCGCTGAGCGCCTTCCGGCAGGCGTCCCAGCACGCCGCAAGGTCGGCATACTTGGACTTGAAAAACGTGTTGTTGGTGTCCTTGAGCGCGCCCGTGATATGGCCCTGCGCCTTGGCGAGCGCGGCGGCCAGTTCGGCGATGTTGTCGCTTGCGTCAGTCATGCGTTATCTCCCGTTGGATCTCATCAGCCGCCCGCGAGCAGTCGCGAGCGAGGTCAAGAAGTGAGGTCGCGCGCACCCTGTCCGTTTCGGCGGCAGCCAGCGCCGCCACCTTCATCCGTTCGGCCCGCTCGCGCAGGGCCACAACGGCCAAGGCTTTGTGCGCGGGCTGGATCACGCCGCTTCCTTCTGGTCGCTCAGCACACCCCACGCCAGCGCCCGTGCGCGCTTGCACTCGGTGCAGCTCGCGATCTCGTCAAGAACGTCCTCGTAGGCCGCCACCTTGGCGTTGAGGCGGAAAATCTCGGCCCGCAGTTCAATCTCTGTGTTGCTCACCGGCTTGCCTCCACGAAAATCAAAACCGCGAGGGTCACGAACAGAATCGCGGCCATGAAGCCGGCCGAGAATCCGCAGTTGAAGTCGTCACTGGCGACGGTCCGGCGCTGAAGCTCACGCAGCCAGTGCTTGTGCGCGTAGTCGATCCTCATGACAGGGCCTCCGTGCGGGTGGTGCGATACCATTCGCCGCACCGGGCGGCGTAGGTAACCGCGGACAAGAACAGGTCGGGCTTCGGCGCATCCTCAAGGGCCTCGCGCAGCCTTTCCACCTCGTCGCACTTCGCGTGCATCCGCTCCTGCAACCGCTCGTAGGCCGTCCGCAGTTCGTCCACGTTGGGGAATCCGCCGTAGGCGTTCATGACTGCGCCTCGTTGGCTTTGATCTGGCGGGCGATGAGGTCGGCAAAGCGCGAAAACGCGGATTCCAGATCCGCGGCAGCGTCTGGGGCATGTGGTCGCCGCTCGTAATAACGATGCTCGTCCATCAGACGTTCCAGCGCCGAGCTGATCTCAAAACACAGAGGCGCACTCATGACGCCAGCCTCTCGGTGGACAGCAGGTACGCCTGCTGCGCCTCCATGCACGCCCGCGTGTAGGCGCGGATCGCCAGCGCCGCCGTCGTGCCCATGAGTTCGGTGGACTCGCAGGCCATGCGGCACAGGTGGTCGTCCTCGGCCTCGGCAATCGCCTCAGCGACGAAGTGCGCGCACTGGGCGGGGTGGGCCTGCGCGAACTGCCGCAGCAGGTCGTTCACCTCGCACCCGTCGATGGGCTGGCGGACACCGCCGCGCCAGGAATCGGTGAGCTGCGCGGTGATGAGGTCCGCGAGGGTCGGGTTACCGATGGGGAATCGCGTGTCCATGTCTGTCTCCCAGCGCCCGCCCCGTCGGCTGACCCCTCTCGCTAGGCACCCGGTTGGAGGAACGGGTGGGGGCGGGCTTGGCGACCATATTACATACCCTGTCCGCCATATCAACTACCGTTCGTCGGCTGTAATCGACCGTTCGTCGGCACCGCCACGGGGCTATTGACATTTCCGGTGGCATCCGTAGGGTGCCCGGTTATGGATATCAACGCAGTGCTGGCGCACTTCGGCACCCGGTACAAGATTGCTAAGGCCCTCGGCCTTCGGCCGCACACCCCGTACCAGTGGAAGCCGCATCACGTTCCCGAGCGTTACCACGCCCGTCTGGCCGAAATCATGCGCCAGACGCAACCAGAAGCCGCAGGAGCCACGAACGATGGTAGCCAAGGCTGACCCCCGCGCCGTCCGCGAGAACGCCGACGGTTCGCTGTCCCTTCGCCCCGGCGTCGATTTCCGCGAGCCGGGCAACACCGTACCGCCGCCGCCCGTGGTCCCCACGGTGCCGCTGCCGGCCTACGAGGTGCAGGAACACCACCTGCCCGCGTTCCTGCTCAAGCGCTTGCCATCGCTGGTCTGGATTCAGCCGGCAGGTGAGGCATGAGGGTGCGCTACCTCGCGTGCATGAACGGGTGGGCGGACGCGCCTCATCACTGGTGGCGCTATCTCCTGACGCCGCCGCATTTCGAGAGCCAGTACGGCCGGATGTTTGTCATTCGGTGCCTTGGGTTTGTTTGGTGGTTTGAGCGCGTAACGGAGTGACGTGACGTGCCGAGGTCGGTGTGTGCGGGCTCGATTGAACGCAAGCGCACCGACGACACCGCGGCTACTTGGGGATTCCGGCCAGCCGCAGCCCTGGGCGTAGGTGCAGAGGGGCAGTACCGGACGGCGCTACGCCGTGAAGTTGATGCACCACGGCCTTACCGCGACGGCGACAGCGTGGGTAAGGCGTAGCCGGCGTCCCTGCGCGTTGCGGGGATGTCCGGCTACGGCCAAAAGCCGCTCAGGCTCGGCATGGGTAAGGGGTTATGACCGCTAGGTGGATACAGGTGTTCAGCAGGTGGTTAAAGCCGTCCACGGAGTGGACGAGTCCGCCTAGTGGTTTTGGTGTTCGCACAGTGGACGCGACCGCACAGTGAACAGTTTCTCGCTACGCCCGTACCAGCAAGCCGCGCTGACCGCCGTGGGTGAGTCGCTGCGCGCCGGCCGCCGGCCGATCCTGCTGGCCCCGACGGGCGCGGGCAAAACGGTGATGGCGGTGGCGGTGATGGCGGCGGCCAAGTCTGCCGGCCGTCGGGTGCTGTTCGTGGCCCCGCGGCGCGAGCTGGTGCATCAGACCGTCGAGAAACTGACCGCGGCCGGCCTGCCGCCGGGGATCGTGATGGCTGGCGAATCGCCGAGCCTGTACGCCCCGTTGCAGGTGGCGAGCGTGCAGACGTTGCACGCCAGGCTGAAAAAGGGCGCCGCGTGCGCGCCGCGTGCGGACTTGGTGATCGTGGACGAGGCGCACCTGAGTATCTCGCCGTCCACGCTGCGGGTGTTGGACCACTACCGCGACGCGATGGTGCTGGGGCTGACGGCGACGCCGGCCCGCGGTGACGGCCGGGCGTTGGGTGTGGTGTACGACGAGATTATTCCGGTGGCCTCGGTGGCCGAACTGACGGCGCAGGGTTTCTTGTGCCCGGCGGTCTACTACGCCCCGACCAAACCCGACCTGGACGAGGTGCAGGTACGGGCCGGCGACTATGTCCAGGGCCAGCTTGAGCGCGTGATGAGCGCGCCGAAGCTGGTGGGCGACATTGTGTCGCACTGGCACAAGCTCGCGGCGGGCCGCCGGACGGTGGTGTTTGCCTCGGGCATCGAGCATTCGCAGCACCTTGCGAACGCCTTTAATCGGTCGGGCGTTCCCGCCGAACACGTCGATGCGGCGACCCCTCAGGCCGAGCGCGACCGTATTTTTGAGCGGTTCCGGCGGGGCGATACGGGCGTCCTGACGAATTGTTTTCTGGCGTCTTACGGCTTCGACCTGCCGGACCTGTCGTGCGTGGTGCTGGCGCGGCCCACGAAGTCGCTGGTTCTGTACCTCCAGATGGTCGGCCGTGGCCTGCGGCCGGCGCCGGGTAAGACGGATGCTCTGGTGCTAGACCACTCGGGCGCCGTAGACCTGCACGGGTTTGCCGACGAGGACCGGCCGTGGTCGCTGGCCGGTGACGAGACGGTGCAGGAGCGGCAAGCCAAGCTGCGCGAGCGCGACCCCAAGGCGCGGGAGCAGCGGACGCGGACGTGTGGTAGCTGCGCCCACGTCTTTCGCGGGTCGATGGTTTGCCCGAAATGCGGGTGGCAGGTGCCGCGTCCGGCGAAGGATGTGGCGGTTATCGACGGCGACCTGGAGCGTCGCAACGGCGAGGCGCGGCGCCAGCAGCGGCAGACCTACGCCGAACTGCGGATGTATGCGCATAGCCGTGGTTTCAAGCCGGGGTGGGCCGCGCACAAATACAAGGAAGCGTTTGGTTCGTTTCCCCCGTGGGACTGGAACCGGGACGCGATGGCGGTCCCGAGCGCCGAAACGGCGGGCTTGGTGAAGCACCTGCAAATCAAGTGGGCGAAGGGCCAGGAGCGCCGCCGTGCCGTTGCCTGAACTGCCGGACGAACTGCTGCCCGCCTTCACGAAGGACGAGCCGACGCTGGCGCTTTGGCACGCGGCCGATGCGATCCAAGAGGCTGTGGAAGCGTTGATGTACGTCCGCAGCACCACGAAGCAACGGCGGGCGCTGGAAAAAATCTGGTGGCAGGTGATGGAACGGGCCGGCGAGGAACTGGTGAAACGCGTGGACAGGGTGCGTGGCGATGACCGGCGGTTCTGAAATGCAATGGCAGCGCGGCAGCAAGTACCACCTGGAAAGCGTGTGCGGGGTCTACACCGTCGCCCGCTACCACTACGCCGACGAAACCCCGCGCTACGGCCTGTGGCACCGCGTGGACCCGAAAACGTGGGTGCTGGTGGATTTTTTCGACAGCGCGGACGAGGCTAAGCAGAAAGCGGAGGAACGCAATGGATGACGGCGCCGGGGCACTGGTCTGGCTGTGCCTGCTCGCCACCGTGGCGGTGCTGGGTGCGCGGCTGGTGGGGGCGGGGCTGTGAGACACGCCGCCCGCCGAGACGTGATCGAGCCGGCTATCCGGGCGACGCTGGATCAGCTTGTGCTGCCGTACCGGCCCGTGTCCTGCGAGGCGCTGGGTGACCTGGAAATCATCTTCGACCGCCGCCCGTGGCTGATCGAGGTCAAGTCAGGAAATGCCCGGTACAGCCCCGCCCAGTTGGCGCGCCGGCAATGGCTGCGGGACAACGGGGTGGACGTGGACGCCGAGTGCCCGACGTGGCGCAGCGTCGAAGATATTTTCCGGTGGCTGGGGCAATGACCAACGTCTGGTCATACGGCGGCGGCACCCAGTCGGCGGCAATTGCGGCGCTGATCGTGCGCGGCGACCTTCCCGCCCCCGATGTGGCCGTGATTGCGGATACCTCGCGAGAGGGCAGTCAGACGTGGGCGTACCTGGAGTCCGTCGTCGCCCCAGCCCTGCGCGGCATTGTGGAGATCCACCGCATCCCGCACAGCTATGCGACGGTTGACCTGTGGACTGGAGCGGACGAGTCCACGGTGATTATGCCGATGTTCACGTCGCAGCACGGGCGAGGGATGCTGCCGAAATACTGTTCGCAGGAATGGAAAACCCGCCCAGTCCATCGCTGGCTGCGCGAGCGCGGCATTGCTTCGGCAGATATGTGGATTGGCTTCTCGACCGACGAAATGCAGCGGTGCCGGGTGCCGCAGCCGCCATACCCCCACCGTTACCCGCTCATCGAGCGGCGCATGAGCCGGGCCGATTGCGTGGCACTGGTCGAGCGAATGGGCTGGCCCACGCCGCCCAGGTCGTCGTGCTGGATGTGCCCGTACAAGTCCGACGCTGAATGGCGGGCGATGCCTGCCGACGATTTCGCCAAAGCCGTGGCCCTAGAGGCAGAAATCCAGCAGCGCGACCGCGCCGTGTGGTTCCACCGTTCGTGCGAGCCACTGGCGTCTGTAAAGCTCGACGAGCAGCACGACCTGTTCGCCGACGAGTGCGAAACCGGAATGTGTTTTACCTGAGGAACTGGAAATGACCGAAAAGCGCAAGGGCCGCCCGCCGAAGTACGGCACGGAATCCCTGGAAGTGATCCTCGAAAAGCTGGGCATCAACCACACGTCCTACCGCAAGCGCCGGCAGCGTGGCATGACCCACGAGCAGGCCATTGCGGACCTGCTGGGGACTGACGTGCCGAGCGCGCCATGAGCGCCGGCGACATGGTTCTGCTGGGCATCACCGTCGTGAGCCTGTGCATCGCGGCGTGGGCGTGGCACACCCGCTGATGTGCGCCATCGCCAGTATCGCAATTCTGCTATGGCTGGCCGCCATGGCGTGGGCGGTGACGCGTGGGTGAAATCGAACAGTTCCCCGACAGCGTTCCCGCTGACCTGCTGCGGCGGGCGAAAAGAATTCCGTGGGCCACGGTCGTAATTCTCGGCCAGACCACAGACGGCCAGTTCACGATGGCAGCCGCAACGCAGGACAACGCCGAAACGACGTGGCTGCTGGCACTGGCACACCAAAGGATCATCCGTAAAAGCGAGGGCAAGGAATGACGCCGAATCCACTGGATAGCGACGGTCAGTTTTTTTTCACCCTGCGGTATCCGCGCCCCCAGTTTCGGGCCAGCAAGAAAGGCCCCGTTTATTGGGTGCAGTTCGAAATGACCCCCGAGGAATGGGGATGGTTCGTGGACGCCAACACCACGGGCATGGTCATCGAGTGCGCCGGTCAGGTGGCGTCGCGTGGGTCGCTGCTGAAGTCGGGGGAGGGCGGCAGTGGATCGTAAATGCGAGAACTGCGCGGCGTTTGAGGAGTCGTTCCCCATAGGCATGGGGCTGTGCCGCCGTTATGCCCCGCGCCCGATTGCTTTGGGGTTACTTCCTCACGACGACGAATGGCAAGTGATGCCGCACGCTGACGTTGCCGCTTTTTTGGAGGTGTCCGCCGACGACTGGTGCCTTGAGTTCGTCCCCCGTGAATCTCCGCAAGCTGGCTAACGGCAAGCCCTGCATCCTGTGCGGGGCCGAGGGCACCACCGTGCTGGCGCACCTGAACATCGCCGGGCATTTCGGACGCGGCATAAAGGCCGCAGACTGGCCCTGGGGCGTCTGGCTGTGCCATAGCTGCCACGACTACGTTGACCGCGAGGGCAAGGGCGACTGGAAAACAAAATTCCGCGCCCTCGGCCAACAGCAGATCGTCTACCGCGAACGCGGCATAATCGTTTTACGCAACCCGGAGGGTTCCACATGGAACGTGTGATTCGCTACATCCTGCGACTCTGGCCCACCTCGACCTTTGATACCCCAACCCAGGTGCTGGCCCTCGACCCCACCGATATGCGCTACGTCCTCGACATGGGCGACGGCGCGGTGCTGCAACTGTGATCCAGTGGGTACACCTGCGGGGCAAGGAGTGGGGGCGGTGGTTCGCCCGTGAGGATACCGGGTGGCCCAAAGCCTCCCTGATGGCCCGGATTCGGGAGGAGGGCAGCGTCGGGGCCGCGATCAAGCAGCAGCTTGCCCGAGTGCCCGTAAAGCTCATGCCACGCGCCATTGCGGCGTTCCACCGAGCCTTCCTGAGTCTGCCCGAGCAGCACCGGAACGTCGTGGCGGTCATGTACCGCAGTTCCCTACCCTACGAAGCCAAGGCCAACGCCCTGGGCGTCACCAAGTCCACCCTGTATCGCCTCATCGACCAGTCGCATGGATACCTCGCCGCGCGCATTGACGACGGGGACAATTCCCAAAGTTCCCAAAGTTCCCAATCGGGGTATGAGGATTTTGCTAGGGTGGACTAGCGTGCAAGCGTGTGCGTTCAGCCAATGCAGATCGTCAAGGAAAAAACCGCCGTCGAGATTTCCGCCGCCGTCAGGGGCGATGATGGTTCCATCGTCACCCCGACGACGCTCAAGTACCGTGTTGACTGCCTGACGACGCTGCAACCGATCAAGGCGTGGACGACCCTGACGCCGACCGCCGTGACGACAATCCCGATCACGGCGGCCGAGAACGCCATTCGCGACGATACCAACGCTTACGAGGACCGGAGCCTGGTCGTCCTGACGGACGAAGGGCTTGCGACCCAGCAGACGACGCAGCACGTTTACCGCGTCGAGAACCTGTACGGGCTGGTATGAGCGAACTGACCGCGGCCCGACTGCGGGAAATTGTTTCTTACGACGCTGATACCGGGATATTCCGGTGGGCGGCGCCAAGACGGAAAATCCGCGTCGGGGCCGTTGCCGGCACGCTGAGTAAGCGCGGATACATCGACCTCTGCATTGACTGTCGGGTTTACAAGGCGCATCGCCTGGCGTGGCTCTACGTTTATGGCGAGTGGCCGGCGGGGCTGATCGACCACGTCAACGGCGACAAAGCCGACAACCGACTGGCCAACCTGCGGCCTGCTGACAAGTCGCAGAACGGCGCCAACCGCATCCGGCCTGAGCCGCGCAACACCAGCGGATACCGCAACATCCGTCGGCACGGACAGGGGTGGGAAGTCCGGTTCAAGGTGCGCGGCAAGGGCGTTTCTCGCTGGGGGTTCCCGTCCCTTGCGGAAGCCCTTGCATATCGCGATGAGGCGGGGCCGCGCTACTTCGGTGAGTTCTACTCAAAACCCGAAGAAAAACAGGTTTCGGCGGGTATTTAGTATGGCTCGCGCAGGACGCCCGCCAGGGGCGAAGAACAAGTTAACCGCCAGCGTCAAGGAGAACATCGTCGCGGTGTTCACCCGGCTTGGCGGGACGGCCGCGATGGCCAAGTGGGCCGAGGGCAACAAGACGGAGTTTTACCGCCTGTATTCCCGTCTGGCCCCGACACAGTTAGAGGCAACGGTTGAATACGTTGACGCTCGACAGCTCAGCGACGCCGAGCTTGCAGATATCGCCACAGGACGCAGCCTCGGAGCTGCTGAGGCGCAGGGAAGCGCGGAGGAGCCTTCTCCGGTTCACTGAGGCGGTAACCCCGCGTTACCAAGTCGGCAGGGTGCATCGGGTCATATCCGATCAGCTTGACCGGGTAGAGCGTGGGGAGGTTGACCGGCTAATGCTGCTGGTCTGCCCGCGTCACGGCAAATCCATGCTGGCAAGCCAGCGGTACCCGGCCTATGCGTTGGGTCGCGACCCGCGACTCAGCGTGATATCGGCCTCGTCCACCGTCCCGCTGGCCGAGGATCACGGCCGCGAGGTGCGGAACATCATCGACAGCCCGGAGTATCAGGCGCTTTTCGATACCCGGCTGGCCGAGGACTCGACGGCCAAGGGCAAGTGGCTGACCAACGCAGGCGGCGGTTACTTCGCTGTTGGCATTGGCGGCGCGATCATGGGCCGCGGCGCCGACCGGCTGATTATTGACGACCCGTTCGCGTCGATGATGGACGCGCAGTCCGAGACGGCCCGTGATCGGGTGTGGGACTGGTACCAGGGCACCGCGTACAACCGGCTTCATCCCGGCGCCCGGGTGATCCTGATTCAGCACCGGATGCACGAGGACGATTTGGCCGGGCGATTGCTGGCCAGTCAGGACTCGGGCGACAAGTGGACGGTGGTAGAGCTTCCGGTGAGCGGCGAGCCGCTGTGGCCGGAGCGGTTTGACCAAGCGTTCTATGACCGAGTGCGGGCGGTGACGCCGCCGCTGTATTGGTCGGCCCTGTACGAGCAGCGCCCCCTGCCGGCTGAAGGCACATTCTTTCAGCGCGAGTGGTTCTGGCGCTACCGGCTGGACGAAGTGCCGGCGGTGAAGAAATACCTCACGTCGGACTTTGCCTTCACCGAGGGCGGCGGGGACTTCACGGAGCTAGGGATTCACGGCGTCGCCACCGAACGGGGCGAGACGCGGCTGTATCTCGGCATCGACGGTTGGTACGGCCAGCAGGATCAAGTCCAGTGGGTCGAGCAATACATGGCCCTCGTGGCCCGGCACCGCCCCTTGGCCGAGTTCGGCGAGGCGGGAATGCCGAGGAGAGCCTCGGAGGGCCTGATTACGCGGATACGCCGGGAGCGGAGGATTCCCGGGGGCTTGGTGGACTGGCTGCCGACCATTGGGGACAAGGTAGCGCGGGCTTCCAGCTTGAGAGCGATGGCGAGTATGGGTCGCGTGGGTTTGCCGGCAAACGACTACGGGGATCGCTTACTGGCGCAGTTTCTGGGATTCCCCGCCGCGAAATACGACGACGCCGTGGACATGTGCGGACTGATGGCGCGGGCGATTGACCAGGCGCACCCCGCGCTGGGGGTTGTGGCAAAGCCCAAGGTGCAGCGGGACCGCTGGGACCGGGCGTTTGAAGACACCGAGGGCGACTCTTGGCGGACGTAGCGAAAACCGACGACATCCTGTCGCGCGTCGTCGCGAACTTCGACGCATGGTGGGATGCCACGATTACCGCACGGGAGGAATCCCTGCGGGCGCGGGATTACTACGACGGCTACCAGTGGACGGACGAGGAAATCTCGACGCTGCGGAAGCGCAAGCAGGCGCCGATTGTCGATAACAAGATCAAGGACAAGATCGACTACATGGTGGGCCTTGAGGTCGCGTCGCGGACGGACCCGAAAGCGTATCCCCGCACACCGACCCACGAGCAGGACGCCGAGGCCATCACGGACGCCCTGCGGTATGTGGGCGACGACCAGGACTTCCCCAAGATCCGGTCGGACGTGGCCGAAAACGTGTTCATCGAGGGCATGGGCGGCGCCGAGATCATCGTCAAGAAGGCCGGCGACGGCATGGACGTGGTGATCCGCCGCAACCGCTGGGAGCGGTGTTACTGGGATCCCTACAGTTCCGAGGCGGACTTCGGGGATGCGCGCTTCCTCGGCACGTTCGCGTGGATGGACATTGACGACGCGCGGGCGAAGTGGGGCGACAAGGAGGATCTGTGGGATCTGGCCTCGTCGCGGTTCTCCTCGGGTGGAATGGCCGAGTCTGACGACGACCGCCCGCAGGAGGTGCCGCACTTCGACCACCACCGCAAGCGCGTGCGGGTGATCGAGCAGTATTACCGGCACAAGGGCCAGTGGCTGCGGTGCGTGTTCGTCAAGGACGGGTTCTTGGAGGAGCCGAAGCCGAGCCCGTATCTGGACGAGGACGGCGAGCCGGAACACCCGTATGCGTGGGTGTCGGCCTTCGTGGACAAGGAAAACCGGCGGTACGGCGTTGTCCGGCGGTTTGAGAGCCTTCAGGACGAGATCAACCACCGCCGCAGCAAGTCGCTGCACCTGCTGAACACTCGCGGGGTGGTGCTGGATGACGGTGCCGTGGCCGACGTGCAGAAGCTCCGGCAGGAGATTGCAAAGCCCGACTATGTGATCGAGAAGATGCCTGGCATGGAACTGGCGATTAACCAGAACCTCGACCTGTCGGCCGGTCACGCGGCGCTGTTGCAGCAGGCGACCGAGGCCCTGTCGATCACCGGCCCGAAGGCCCCGACGAACACCAGCAGCTCGCAGTCTGGCCGCGCCAAGCAGTTGGACCGGCAGTCCGATGCGCTGGAGGTGGGCAGGCTGTTCGACAAGCTGCGGCACTTCCAGAAGACGGCCTATCGCAAGGTCTGGCACCGCATCAAGCAGTTCTGGACCGACGAGACGTGGGTGCGGATTCGCGACGACGAGGGCGCGCCCAAGTTCGTGGCGCTGAACAAGGGCATCACGGCCCAAGAGCTTGTGCAGATCGCGCAGCAGAACGGTATGCCGGTCCTGCCGCAGCTGGCCGAGATTGCCCGCCTGACGCCCACCAAGGTCATGGCGAAGCGCAACGACGTGACGAAGCTGGACGTGGATATCGTGCTGGACGAGATGCCGGACGTGACGGTGCTTCAGCAGGAGCAGTTCGCGGAACTGGTGACGCTGGCACAGGCGGGGGTGATCTTCCCGCCCGACGTGTACCTCGACGCCAGCAACCTGCGGAACAAGAAGGCGCTCAAGGAGAATCTCTCGGGCGGGGATTCCCCCGAGATGCAGGCCGTGGCGAAGGCGCAGCAGGAGTTGCAGGCGCGTGGGGCGAATGCCCAGGTTACGCAGCTTGAGGCGGACGCCGCGAAGGCCGTTGAGGAGGCCAAGCAGGCGCAGATTACGACCGCCGTGGCGACCGCTGGTGCGGCGGGGATGGCGGCCGGGTGAGTACGGCGCTGATCCAGTTTGCGCTGCGGAAGGCCAAGGCGGCGTCCGGCAGCAGCGCCTCCGGCCCGCAAGTCAAGGCGGCGACGATCACGGTTCCCTATGGCGTCAAGCGGGCGCGGATCACGGTGTCCGACGCCACGGTGACGGGCAGCAACCGGATTCTGGTGCAGCCCGCTGGCCCGCTGGACACCGACGAGAACGACCCCGAGATGGACGCCGTGAGTTTTGCGGCCATTGCTGGGACCGGCGGCTTTGACGTGATCGCGACAGCCGGTCAGCGGATCGGCGGCGCGTTCCGGCTGAACTACACAGTGGGCTGACATGGCAATCCTGTACGACGCACGCGGCAACGAGTACATGGGCGTCCTCGACCAGCTCGGGGGCGGCACGCTGACCGACGGTAGGGCGGTCACGCAGAACATCGCGGCCGCCAACGGCGAGGTGCTGCTTGACCTCAACGGCCACTCCACCATGCTGGTGGACTTCCGGGGCACGTTCACCGCCACCTGTGTGTTTGAGGGCTCGGTGGACGGCACCAACTACGTCGCCCTCGCGGCGCTGAACGTGGTGACGCAAGCCTACGTCGTGTCGGTGACTGCCACCGGCACCACCGTTGCGGTCAACGTGGCCGGCTTCCGCCGGGTCCGCATCCGGGCCTCTGCCTACACCAGCGGCCCGGTGATCGTGGCAGCCCGGGCGACGGGCGCCGATGCGGTCATCCAGGTCGAGCGCGTGCCGATGACGCTGGCCATTACCGCCACGGGCGCCTCGGGCGCGGCGGTGACCCTGACGGTTCCGTCGGTGACCGGCCTGTTCCACTACTTCGACAGCATCCGCGTCTACCACTTCGCCGTCGCCACCCTGACGGCGGGCGCCACGCCGGTCCTCGTGACGACCACCAACCTGCCCGGCACGCCCTCGATCCCGTTCCGGGCCGACGCGGCCCCGCAGGGCACGCTGACCGAAACCGAGTTCCAGTTCGGCGCCCCGCTGCGCTCGTCTGCGGCGGGCACCAACACCACGGTGGTCTGCCCGGGCACCACCAACGTCATCTGGCGCGCCACGGCCATTTACCGACTGGGGTACTGAGCGACGCCTTAGCCCGCACAAGTTTCTGACTACCAGAGAACCCGCTACGGCGGGTTTTTTGTTGCCTGGAAAAAGCGCCGCCGGCTCACGGGCGATTCCCGACTTCGGGGTAACGGATGGAAGCAATGAGTGACCACACGGAACTGGACGCGATTCTGACGGGCTCTGCCGAGCCCACGGGCGAACCAGCGGTCGAGGCAGCCCCCGAGGCTCCCGAGGCCCCACCGGCCGAGAAGGCCGAAGCAGCGCCGCCGGCTGCCGAGAAACCGCCAGAGGAACCGAAGGACAGCAAGCCACCCCCGGGGTTTGTGCCGCACCAGGCGTTGGCCGAGGAGCGTCGCAAGCGACAGGAGTACGAGCGCGAACTGAGCGCGCTCCGGCAGAAGGCGCAGGAGGCGGAAGCCGCCAAGCCCAAGCCGAACCTGTTTGAGAGCCCCGACGAGTGGGAGAAGCACCTTGAGGAGCGTGTCACGCGCATCACGGCGGAAGCCGAGGCGCGGGCACAGGCGCGATTCATCGCGCTGGCCGAGCAGGACGCCCGCACGCGCTACCCCGACTACGAGGAAGCCGTGCAAGCGTTCACCGAGGCCGCGCGCGAGACGCCCGCCCTGATCGAGGAGGCGAGGGCTGCCACCAACCCGGTGGAGTTCGTCTACAAGTCGGGGAAAAACCTCAAGACGTTCCGCGAGGCCGGCAGCCTTGAGGAACTCATCAAGCAGGCCGAGGCACGCGGCGAAGAGCGTGCGCGGCAGGCGTTGCAGTCCAAGCCGGTTCCCGAAGTCCCTGAGTCACTCACCGACATAGCGGGCGCGAAGGGCGAGACGACCAAAACGTGGTCCGGCCCCAAGCCCCTTACCGACCTGTTACCAACTTACTGAGGTGAGCAATCATGGCTGATACAACCAACGCCACTGGGCTGAGAGTTCAGCAGTGGGACAGCAAGTTCTTCGAGGAGTACATCCGCGAGAACCGCTTCGCGCCGTACATGGGTACGGACGAGAACTCCATCATCCAGATGAAGGAGGATCTGACCAAGAAGAAGGGTGATCGACTCACCTTTGCTCTGGTCAACAGGCTTTCCAACGCGGCCGTCACCGGCACCGGCACGCTGGAGGGCAACGAGGAGGAGCTGCTTTCTCGCTCCCACCTGCTGACCGTTGACAAGCGCCGTAACGGCATTCGCGTCGCTGAGATGAGCGAGCAGAAGTCGGCTATCGACCTCCGCATGGCTGGCAAGGCCATGCTCAAGGGCTGGGCGATTGACGACACCCGCGAGCTTGTGATCCGCGCCCTGAATTCCTACCGGAGCGGCAACACGATCCAGACGTGGTTTACCAGCGCCGAGTTCGACGCCATCGCGGCGGCGGACCGGAATGCGTGGCTGGTGGACAACGCGGATCGCACCGTCTGGGGTTCGGCGGGCACGGGCGGTTCGGTCTTCGCGACCGAGCACAACAAGCTCGACAACACCGACGACAAGATGAAGGCGAGCGTTCTCAGCACCGCCAAGATCCTCGCGCAGACCGCGAGCCCGAAGATCCGGCCGATCCGGACCAAGGGCGACGAGGAGTGGTACGTGCTGTTTGCCCACCCGTACCAGCTTCGGGATCTGGTTCTGTCCGACACCGTGTTCCAGGCCGCGCAGCGCGAGGCCCGGGAGCGGTCGAAGGAGAACCCGCTGTTCCGTGGTGCGGACTTCGTGTGGGACGGGATCATCATCCGGTCGATCCCGGAGCTTCCCATCGTCGGCGCCAACATCGACTCGGGCTCGGCTGTCACCACCTGTCAGGCGTTCCTCTGCGGCGCGCAGGCCGTGGGTTACGGCCTTGCCAAGCGGTGGACCTCCAAGACCGAGACCTTCGACTACGGCGACAAGGTGGGCGTGGCCATCGAGCAGATCTACGGCGTCGAGAAGCTGTGCTTCGGCTCGGGTGCTGCCGATACCGACGATCTGAAGCAGCACGGTGTCGTGTCCGTCTGGACCGCCGCTGTCGCCTAACCACAGGAGTAATGAAACATGGCTGGTGAAACCAAGGCGGTCCTGACCGCCTATCAGAAGCCGCGCAAGCAGCTTGCCAACGGCGGGCTGTGCGTGCAGATGTTCGAGGTTCCCCTCGCGACTGGCGAGATGGAACTGAACGACGTGGTTAACCTCGGCTACCTGCCCGATGGGGTGACGGTGGTCGCGGTCGGCTGTACGTCGGACGACCTCGACAGCAGCACGGGCGTGGTGACGAAGGTGACCATCGGTGCCACGGACGTGCTGACGGGCGTTACGTCGGCGGTCCTGGGCTCGGTGGCGACGCAGGTGCCGACGGTCCGGGCGATCAAGCCCTACGTCACGTCGGGCAAGACGCTGGCGTCCACGACCTTCACCACCGCGCCTTCGGGCACGGCGGCGGCCGGAAGCCTCTACTACAGCTTCTGGTACTACTCGTAAGGGTCAGGGGGCCGGGGTAACACCCGGCCCCCGTTCTTATGGCACGCGAACTCAACGACCTGTACGGCGACGCGCTGGTGGAAATCGGCGCGACCGGCCCTGATCGGGTGGTGTCGGCCGAGGACATGGCCGAACTCGCCCGGATTTACGGGTCGCTGTGGCCCCTGCTGGAAGAGTTGGGGCTGGTTTACTGGGAAATCGACGGGTCGGTGCCGGATGCGGCGGCCCTGCCGATGGCGTGGGTGCTGGCCTACCACGCCGCACAGCCGTTTGGCGTGTCTGGCGACCGCCTGGAACGGCTGCGGATCAACGGTCAGGTAGGCGGGCAGGCCCCGTCACAGGGAGAGCGGCTGCTGCGCAAGCTCGCGGCGGCCAAATACATCGCCGAGCCGATGGCGGTGGAGGACTTCTAGCGTGTTCACCCGGTTTGCGGTGAATTCGTACCAGTCGCCGGCCCTGAGCCTGTCGGCGCAGCGCGTGGTGAACGCAAGAACGGTCCCCGCGCAGCAGGGATCGCGCACGCAGACGCCGGTTTTCCGGCTGCCGGGCATCAAGAATGCCCTCACGGCCGCCGGCCCCATTCGGGGCGCGTCCCTGGTGGGCAATACGCTGGTGATCGTGGCGGGAGAAGGCGTCTATTCGGTGTCGGACAGCCACACCGCGACGCTACTGGGGTCGATCCCCGGCACCGGCTACTGCCCGAGCGCGGCGGGCGTCGATAAGGCCGTGTTTCTGGCCGACGGCGACGGCTATGTGGTGACCACGACGGTTACGCCGATCACCGATGCCGACTTCCTGCCGTCCACGCAGGTGGTGTGGACGGACGGGTACTTTGTTTTTCTGGCTGACGACCGGATTTTCGTCAGCGACTTCGGCGACCCGCTGAATTACCAAGCCCTCGCCTTCGATTCGATCTCGTGGGCGCAGCAACAGCCGACCGCCATCATTGCCGAGGGGCGCGACCTCATCCAGTTTGGCCCCCGGGCGATGGCGATTGCGTCCAACCGGGGCACGATTCCGTATCCGTTCGGCCTCAACTCGGACGGCTTCATTGAGCGCGGGTGCCTGGCGCCGCGAAGCCCCGCGAAACTCGATCAGTCGGTGTTCTGGCTGGCCGACGACCGCACGGTGCGCGTCCTGCGGGGCAATACGCCGCAGCGGGTGTCCACGGAAGCCCTTGAGCAACTGTTCGCGCGCTTCGACACCCTGGACGACGCCTTCGGCCTCGCGATCTCGCAGGACGGCACGTTCTCGTATGTGCTGACGTTCCCCAGCGAGGGGCGAACCTTTGAGTATTCCGTGGGGACGGGCCTGTGGAACGAGCGGGCGAGCTACGGCAGCGACCGCTGGCAGGTTGAGGGCCACATCGAGGCTTACGGGCGCCAGTACGTCTGGAGCGGGAACAAGCTCGGCTATCTGGACCCCGAGACGTACACCGAGTGGGGCGACCCGCAGGTGGTGACGCTGACCTCGGAGAGCCTGTCCGCCGGTCCCAACTGGATTCATTTTGACCGCGTTGAACTCGACCTCGACGTGGGCGTGGGGCTGATCACGGGGCAGGGTTCTGACCCCCAAATCGGCCTGCGGTACTCGGACGACGGCGGCAAGACGTGGGGCACGACCTACTTTCGGGGCGTTGGGAAGATCGGCGAGACGCGCAAGCGCGTGCCGTTCACCCGCCACGGCCGGTCGCGTAACCGGGTGTACCAGTTGACGTACAGCGACCCGACGCCGTTTGCGTTCTACGGCGCGTGGATCAACGAGGAGCAGGTGCTTGCCGCTTGAGCGTCCACGACGCGAACCGATCATCGGGGCGGACGGGAAAATCTCCCCGGTCTGGGTGCGGTATTTCGAGGAACTCGACACCGCGCAGACGGTTTCGGACGACTACGAAACGGAAGCGCGTTTCCTTGGTGACGCCACGCCGGTAGATGCGGGCGTCCGGCAGAACCGCGCCGCGATTACGGCCACGAATACCCGCGTCACTGCGCTTGAGTCGGACGTGCGCGAAATCCTTTTCCTGGGTGTGTAGATGGCGGCAACGGTCAACACGGTAGCGACGACGCCGGGCGCGGTCCTGACGACGCTCTACACCTGCCCCACGGGCAAGCGGGCGGCCGTGCGCTATTTGCAGGCCACCAACATCGCGGGGGCGGCCAAGACCTTCCGGCTGGCGATCTCGCCGGACGGGGCGGCGATTGTGGACGCGCACTACCTGGCTTACGGCACGAGCCTGCCGGCGAACGAGTACACGGCGTGGTCGGGGCTGGTGCTGGGCGCGGGTGACGTGGTGCGGGTGTACGGCGAGGACGCCAACGTGCAGTTCTGGCTTTCAGTTTACGAGGATGACGCCTGATGGACCCGATTACGCTTGCATTGGGTGGGGCGGGCCTGCTGTCGGGCTTCCTCGGGGCTGACAAGGCGGCGGACGCGCAGCGGGACGCTTCCAACGCGGCCATTGGCGAGCAGCGCCGGCAGTTCGATACCGTCCTCGGGCTCCAGATGCCGGCGATCCAGACCGGCAACGTGGCGCGTTCGCAGCTTGCGTCGATCCTCGGGCTACAGACGGGCGGGACCACGGGTTACAACCCGATCAACCCGCTTCAGGGCTTCAGCATTGCGGGCGGTGGCGGGAAGTCCGGTGGCATCCCCACGCCGCTGATGGGCAGCATTGGCGGGCGCGTCGAGTCCAAGAACCGCCCCATCGCGCAGTCCGACCTCCAGCGCCTGCTGGACACCGTGAAGGCCAACCCGACGGCCTACGACGAGCAGGGCGAGATTCAGGCGCTGATCAGCAGGAACCGCCCCGGCGCGCAGTCGCAGATCGCGAACGCGCTGGTGCAGAACAAGCTCGGGTACTTCGCCGATTCCCAGCCGGCCGCTGCCGGCGGCCCCATGTCGGGCGATCAGGTACAGCAGATGATCGCCAACTACCCGGGCTTCCAGTTCGCGGTGGATCAGGCGCGTCGGGCTTCGACCGCGCAGGCTTCGGCCACCGGCTCGGGCCCGATCTCGGGCAACGTCCTGACGGCGCTCCAGACGGACATTGCGGGGCGGGTGGCGATGCCGGCCTTTAACGACTACCTCAACCGTCTGGCGAGCCTGTCGGGCGGCGCGCAGACCGCCTCGGGCACTGCCTCGCAGGCCGCCATGAACACGGGCGCCAACGTGTCGAGCCTGCTTCAGTCGCAGGGCGACAGCCGCGCGTCGGGCATCCTCGGGCAGACGGGCGCGATCCTCGGCGGCCTCGGCGGGCTGGGCGAGATCCTGGGCCGTCGCGGCACCAATCCGGTCGGCGGGTACGACTTTAACCGGACGTTCCCGACGTGAGCGCGATTGACCTGATCATTGCCCGCGGCTTCGGTCCCGAGGTTCGGGACACCGTGACTGGCTACCAGCGCGGGAAGGACCAGCAGCAGGCGATTAACAACGAGCAGCGGTACGCCGATCAGCGGTCGGCGGCGGACGAGTTCGACCTCAAGGCCGCGCAGCAGAACCAGGCGGCGGCCCTGCAAGAGCGCGGGCGCATTGCCCCGTTGCAGGCCGAGTACGACGCCACGTTGGCCGAGATCGCGCAGCTTGAGCCGCAGGTGCGGGCGATTCAGGCGCAGGGCGGGCAGATCCCGCCAGAGCTGCTGTCCCGCGCCGCTGAACTCGACGGCCGGCTGCGGACTATCGCGATGCGCGCCCAGCCGGTGACGAGCGCCACGGAACTGTTTGCCTCTCGCGGGCAGGCGACGCAGAGGGGCTTGGTCAAGGTCCGCGGGCCGGACGGCCAGCCGATCTACATGGATCAGTCTCAGGCGGAAGGCATGACGGCATATGTCACTCCGACTGCCCCGCCGCAGCGGAACCCGATTGTGGTTGTCGGCCCCGATGGGCGATTGATCTACACGGACCCCGGCCAAGCTACTGGCATGGAAGCTCCGCCGACGACGGCCCAAAAGCCGGTCAAGCCCACGGAGATGCAGACCAAGGCGGCAACCTTTGTCGCCTCGATGGACAACGCCGACATGGCGCTGGAGTCGGCGCCTAACTTCGTGCCAACCCCCATGCAGGCTCAGGCGTTCGGCGTGACGAGCAACCCTGAATCCGGGACGCTGGCAAAGACCGCCGCAAACAGCGTGCTGACGCCCGAGGCCCAGCAGTATTTCCAGGCCGCCTACGAGTGGATGGACCCCATTGCGCGCTTCCGAACCGGCGCGGCCATGCCGGCGTCTGAGTTCGCCAATTACTACCGGACGTACTTCCCGATGGCGGGCGACTCGCCGGCTACCCTGAAGCAGAAGGCGCAGGCGCGGAAGGTTGCTAAGGAGGCTATCCGTAAGGCCGCTGGCCCAGGGCCCGCTGGCGGCCCGCCGTCTGGCGGCGCCGA